GGTTTTCGTAGAAAAAACTCCCTAAATAAAATACAAAGGAGTGATTTTTCTATGTTACAAGTATGTTTTGATTGTTACGGGACATATACGACCGACTCGGTGTATCAATGGGACTTAAATCGTCGCCTCGCGATTCATGGATTAGACTACGACTCAGCTCCGGCGATCCATTTTAGCAATAAGAAAAGTACCGAGGCGCTCGTCGTACAATCTACGATCGAGGACGGCGTTATTTATTGCGACGTACCAAACATTTTATTACAAGAGCCGTACGATATCGTCGGTTATGTGTGCGAATGTTTGGACCAGGAGCTAACTACTTACGAGACGATCCGGATCCCGGTTAAGCCTAGAGTAAAACCGGCGGATTATGCTTACGAGAATAACGTCGAGATCTTAACCTATTACTCGTTAATGTCGGAGATTACCTCCGTTAAGGCGAGTACCGAAAAGGATTTAAACAGTATGGACGCAAGTAAAGCTAGTAAAGCAGAATTAAACGCGGTTAAGTCCGAGGTAGAAAATAACATGGATACCAATATTAACAGAGTCGAGAACGAGATCGCGTCCGAGAGAGCGCGTATCGATCAGCTCGTAGCGTCTCCGGAAATAGGCGAGGGCGATCTCGAGAAAGAGGTCGGAGATCTCCGTATCGATACAAAAGGTACGACTCACGGATCCGCCGGTACCGCCGTTAGAGTGCAGATCCAGGAGTTAGACTCTAAGATCGACAATAACGCTCGTACGCTTTCTAGTGAGATTGTGGAAGTAGAAACACAGTTGAGCGATGCTATTTCTTGGGAATATTTATTTGAGAATAAAGTGATAAATAATAGCGGTGAAATAACCGAAAATAATGCACGTTTATTGAGCAAGGATATTTTTGAAGTGAAAACTTCTCAAACATTCACTATTGGTGGTGGGTATGCTTTTAGGTTTATTAGGTATCAAAATGGAGAATGGGTTTCAAATGATAGTACATGGAGAACAACATGGACACCTTCAGCAGACCAAGCAAACAACTATCAGTTTCGCATAAATATATATAATCCAGATGCACCAAATGTAGCTATCAGTGCCAAAGACGTAAGTCCATATATTACAACGAACATGAATGTTGGGAAAAAAACATATAAATGTGCCACATTGGAAGAATTGCAAAAAGCCGAAAAAACAGCTTTGAACAATAGAAATAATATCAAAATCAAAAAGCCACAGATATGCTTTATGTTTGATGATGGTAACAGTTCGGATGTTCAAGTGCATGACTTGTTTTCTTCTTATGGTATAACTTGCGGATTTGCTTTAATAGCAAATAGTGATTATACGACAGATGGCAAGGTAACGAGGTATTTAAGCTACCAAAATGAAGGATTTGAAATTATTTCACATAGCACAGATACCGCAGGAATGGAAGGTGTGGTGTCTGAAACGGACATTGATGCTATTGTTGCAAAGATGCGTGATTCTAAAATATGGTTAGAAGAAAGAGGATTTGACATTTCTGGTTGGGTTACTCCAGGTAATGAATTGGATAATACTGTTTTAAAAGAACGTGTGGCAGAAACCTATGAATATGCGGTAACAAGAAGGGCAAATTATGGAACAGAATATGAAACACCATATTGTAATTTTACAGATAGCACGAACAACTTGTATCGTTGCGGTTTGGAGTTCATGGAAACTTCGGCAATAAAACAAGCAATTGATGAGGTTTGCAACAATGGTGGTTTGCTAATCTTATATGGTCATGAATTACCATCAACAAGAGGAGTGGGGTTAGATTTAAGTAAACTATCATCAATTCTTGATTATGTTATATCCCAAAAAGATTTGGGTTTATGTAATATAAGTAATCCTAGTGAGTGTATTGCTGATTTTTATACGGTTACTCATAAAGAGTGGATGATGTTATACAATATGTGTGTAAATTAGTCACCAGTCAACAATCGAAACATAAAGCGGATATTTATACGCTACGGTGTATAATATGCCGAAAATATCGAGGTTAGTATACGGATCATTGTATTATTATTGAAAGGAGGCGGTAATAATGGCGAGACCGAGACAACCTATCGAGTTAGTGGTCGCTAAGGGAAAGAAAAACCTCACGAAAGCGGAGATCCAGGAGAGGCTCGATAGTGAAGTAAAGCCGGTAGACGATAATATTACCGCTCCGGACTTTTTAACTCAGAAACAAAAGAAAGATTTTTATAAAATCGCTGAGCAATTACAGAAACTTAAGATTATGGGAGAGACCGACGTCGACGCTCTCGGGCGCTATATCGTCGCTAACGACTTTTATATTAACGCCGTTAAGCAAATGAGAAAGCCGGAGGTTAAGCGGGACGCGTTCGCGTTCGACGCGTGGTCTAAGATCCAGGAGCGATACTTTAAACAATGTCGCTCGTGTGCTAACGACCTGGGATTAACGATCTCGAGTCGTTGTCGTTTAGTCGTCCCGGCGACTAAAGAGGCTCCTAAAAAGGAAAATAAGTTTGCTAAGTTTGAGAAAAGGACCTCGTAAATGAGTAACGGATACGCTCCGATTTATGATCGAGTCACTCAATACGCCCATAAGGTCGTTACCGGGAAAGTCGTCGCCGGCGAGTTACATAGATTAGCTTGTCAGAGACATATAAACGACCTCAAAAAACAAAGGACTAAAGAGTTTCCGTATTACTACGATCCGGCGAAAGCTAACGAGGTGATCGAGTACGCCGAGACGCTAACGATCGCCGAGGGCGATACGCCTCGACCGGTAAAATTGATCGACTCCCAGGCTTTCGACCTGGGTTGTACGTTCGGTTGGTTTAAGGTCTCCAATAACAAAAGGCGTTTCCGTCGTCGTTATAAATGTATGGCGCGACAAAATGGTAAAACGTTCGAAAATGGTATTATGGGTACTTATATCGCCGGTTTTGGTGGATATCTATACGGTAAGCTCTTTACGGTCGCTACAAAAAAGCGACAAGCGCGCCTCGCCTGGGAGGAAATGAGTAAATTTATTACTATCGATCCCGATCTTGGCGAGTATTTCGACGTAAAAGATTATAAATCCGTAATCGAGGCGCTCGAGACGTATTGTACGATCGAGGCTCTCAGCAAAGAGGCGGGACTCGACGACGGATTTAGGTCTATATTTAGCTCTATCGACGAGCTACACCAACACAAGGACAATAAAATATATAAGGCGTTATATAACGGTACTCGAGCCTTACTCGAGACGTTGGTCTCTATGATTACAACGCGAGGCGATAAACTTAACTCGTTTTGTAAAGAGATGGACGATTACGCTATTAAAATCCTCCGTGGTCTCAGTACCGCCGAGGATTTTTTTGTAGATATTTATTGTCTCGATCCCGGAGACGATATTTGGAATCCGGATAATTGGGTTAAGGCTAATCCCTTTATATGCGCTCCAGGTAATGAGGCGCTTTTCGAGGTATTAAAGGCGGACGCTCAGACCGCGCGAGATATGGGAGGATCTGATTTACGAGATTTCCTTACTAAATCTCTTAATATGTGGGTTGAGAATACGGACGACCAATTTATTAATACCGAGAAGTGGCAAAAATGCGGATCGGATAGGACTCTTAAGGACTTTACCGGTCGTAAATGTTGGGTAGGCTTGGACTTATCCTCCGGCGGAGACTTAACGACTATCGCGTTAGAGTTTCCGGAGGAAAACGACAAGTATTACCTCTACTCTCACTCGTTCATGCCGAGGGGACGGCTCGAGGAGCATATCGAGACCGATCTCGCCCCGTATGATTTATGGGAGGCTATGGAGTTAATTACCGTTACCGGCGGATCCGGGGATTTTAAGAATGATTATAAATTCATAGTCTCCCATTTAAAAGAATTAAAAGAAGAATACGACCTCGAGTTTTTAGGTATCGGTATCGATCCTCATAACGCCGACGGTATCCTCGCGGACCTGGAGGCGTTCGGGTGTCCGGTTATTATCATAGTCCAATCGTGTAAGAGCCTTAACGACGCTACCGTCGATATTCAGCTCCTCACAAAATCGGAAAATATCGAGTATAACCGTAACAATGAGCTTTTAACCTGGAGTTTTGTTAACGCGTCGATCGTTCGTAACAGTTTCGACGAGATCAAGGTCGACAAAAAGCCGGGACAGAAATTTAAGCGTATCGATCCGGTCGACGCTTGTATCGACGCTCACGCTTGCATGATGAAAAATAAGCAAGATAACAAGCCTAATTTAGAGGACGAATTAACCAAATATTTAGAGTCTATGGGTTGGAAATAAATTAAGGAGGTGTAAAGAGTGAATTTTATAAAACGCTTAAAAATGGCGATCGGTGTATTTGCTAACAAAAATACAAGAGCGACTCTCGAAATGAATCAGCTACTCGATTTCCTGGGATTATCGGATACTAAGCCGGATAATCTCTCCGAGGCGACTTATTTCGCTTGTCAAAAGGTATTAAGTGAGGCGATCGGTAAATTACCGCTTAAATTGTTACAGTATAACGACCGTAACGGCGTTACTAGCGCGAGAAATAATCCGCTCTATAAGGTCTTACACGACCGACCTAATCCGTATATGACGAGTACGGTATTTTGGTCGACTATTGAGTTTAACCGTAATCATTACGGCAACGCGTACGCCTGGATCCAGGGAGCCGGATCTAAAATACAATTATGGATTTTACCGAGTAACGAGGTCGAGATTTGGTACGACGACGCGAAAATCTTAAGTGACGTACCGGATATTTACTATATTTACAACAAAGGCGGTAATCTTTATAAGTTTGGATCCGAGGAGATCTTACACTTTAAAACGTCGAATACTCTCGACGGTATTACCGGCGTATCGGTCCAGGATCAGCTTAAGGCGACGATCGGCGGTAACGAGAAAGCTCAGAAGTTAATAAACAAAATGTACGACTCCGGCTTTACGGCTAAGGCGGTCTTACAGTATACCGGAAATCTCAGCGACGAAAACGCTCAGAAATTCGCGAAAGGTATCGAGGCGTATAGTAAGGGAGCATTAAAGGACCAGGGAGTCGAGAATATTATCCCGATCCCGCTCGGAGCGTCTTTACAACCTCTTAATATTAAGCTCGCGGATAATCAGTTTATCGAGGTTAAACAGTATACCGCGTTACAGATCGCGAGCGCGTTCGGTATTAAGCCGTATCAGATCGGCGACTATACGAAATCGAGTTACGCGTCCGCCGAGGCTCAACAGTTGAGCTTTTATGTAGATACGTTACTCTACATAATCAAGCAATACGAGGAGGAGCTTACTTACAAGCTCTTAAGCGCGGAGGAGATCGAGAGCGGTCTCCATTTTAAGTTTAATGTATCGGTTATTTTGAGAGCCGATCTTAAGACTCAGATCGATAGCTTATCGACCGCCGTTAACTCTTTCCTTTACACTCCTAACGAGGCTCGAGCTATGTTGGATAAAGAGGCTAAAGAGGGCGGAGACGAGTTACTCGGTAACGGAGCAAGTATCCCGGTTAGATATACCGGTTGTCAGTATACCGATATCGAGGGCGTAGAGGGTGAGTCCGCCGAGGGAGAAACTACTAAGACGGATCCGGCGGAGATTATCTCGATTATTGAGGCGATCCGCTCCGGTAAAATCGACTACGACCAGGCGGTCGCGCTTATTACCGTAATAATCGGTTACGACGACGCGACGGCTCGTATCTTATTAGGCGATCCGGAAGATTACGAGGAGCCTATCGAGGAGGATCCCGAGACAGATCCGGAAGAAAATCCGGAGGAAACTCCTACCGAGGAGGATCCCGAGGAAAGCGGAGAGAGTGAGTAAGTCCTAACGGACTCTCTATAAAATCATTTTAAGAAAGGAGGAGCCTAAAAAATGTCTAACGAAATGGATTTCGACAAGTCAGAGCGCGAGGGATTGATTACTAAATCCGCCGACGTTCAGATCCAGGAAGTAACAGACGAGGAGCTTAAGAAGATTAACAAGTTAACTCTCGAGCCTTTAAAGGCGGAGGAGGTCTTTACTTTTAAAATGTCTATGTGTGACAACGAGACCGACGATCGTAATTACGAGCCGTTTAATCTCCAGGCGCTTAAGGACATGAAAAAGTTATATATCGGTAAGACCGTTATTAAAGATCATTCTCGCCGGGCGGATAACCAGGTCGCGAGAGTGTACGATACCGAGCTTATTTACGAGGACGGTAAGTTAACTAAAGCCGGCGAGCCTTTCGCGAGATTGGTTGCTAAATGCTATATGATTAAGACCGCTACTAACGCGGATCTTATAGCGGACATTAAAGCCGGTATTAAGAAAGAGGTTTCGACCTCGTGTCGTCCTAAAAAGGCGGTATGTTCGATTTGTGGCGTCGATAATATGAAAACTTATTGCTCCCATTGGTGGGGACGTGAGTACGTTATGGCGGACGGCACTACAAAAACTTGTTACTTTACGCTCGACGGCGTAAAAGAGGCTTACGAGGTCTCTTTTGTAGCGGTACCCGCTCAACCTAGAGCCGGTACGACTAAGAATTACGGGGGATTACCGGAGGAAAAGCCGGAAAACACTCCCGAAAACGCGGAAAAAGACGCGGAAACTAATAACGTAACCGAGGACTTAGAGACTACTAATCTTAAGATTAGAGCGCTCGAGTCCTTTATTTTTGCTCAAAAAGAGGAGGAATTTAAAAATGAATAAGAAAATGAGAGATTTAATGGCACAGATCCAGGCAAAGACCGCAGAGGCTAAGTCCTTTATGGGCGGCGAAAACAAGGACGTTAACAAGGCTACCGAGTTAATGGACCAGGTAGACGCGTTAAAAGCTGAGTACGAGACCGAAAAGCGTCTCTACGAAATGGATAAGGAGATTAACACTCCCGACGCCGGAGCTTTTGAGGCTCAGAAAGAAGAAAAGGAAGAAAAGGACGCGATCGCTAAGTTTGCGGACGACGCTCGTAACGGTTTTAAGGCTAATAAGGCTATGAACGAGGGCGCCGGCGCTGAGGGCGGTTATACCGTACCCGAGGACATTCAGACTCGTATTACCGAGTACAGAGACTCTAAGGCGTCTCTCTTACACCTGGTAACAGTAGAAAAGGTTACTACCAACAAGGGACAGCGTACCTTTAAGAAAAGATCTCAGCAGACCGGCTTTACTAAGGTAGGCGAGGGTGGAAAGATCGGAGCTAAGGCGACTCCTCAGTTTGAGAGATTGGAGTATGAAATCGACAAGTACGCGGGTTATTTCCCGGTTACTAACGAATTGTTAGCAGATAGCGACGCTAATATCGCTAATACTCTTATCGAGTTTATCGGCGACGAGTCTCGCGTTACCGCTAACAAGTTGATCCTGGAGCAGATTAAGACCGTAACAGAGACCGCTTTCGCCGGTTTGGACGACATTAAGAAAGCTCTTAATGTTACTCTTGGCTCAGCTTTCAAGGCTACCTCTAAGATCGTAACCAACGACGACGGCTTACAGTATCTCGATACTCTTAAGAATGATAAGGGCGAGTATCTGTTACAGCCTAGTCCCGCGGATCCTATGAAGATGGTATTATGTGCGGGCGCTACTTCCGTACCGGTTGTAGTAATCCCTAACGCCGATTTACCTACCGTAGAGACTAAGATCCCTATGATCGTAGGCGACTTAAAAGAAGGTATTGTATATTGGGATCGTCAGCTTATGACTATCGCGGTATCTAGTATCGCCCAGGTTGGCGACCTTAACGCGTTCGAGGAAGATTTGACAATCTACCGCGCAATCGAAAGAGAGGACGTTACTCCTCGCGATACCCAGGCGTTTGTTAACGGATATGTCGTAGTGGGGGAATAATGTCCCTCGCCGACTCAGACCAGGACGGGACTTATAGCGAGGAGGAGCTTAACGGATTAACGAAAGCTCAGCTCGCTAGTCTCGCCTCCGAGTTGGGGATCGAGGGCGTTAATACTAACCAAACTAAGGCGGTAATGGTCGAGACGATTCTCGCTAGTTTGTAAGGAGGTGTAAATCATGCCTACAAGAGAGGACGTTTTAGTGTATCTCGGTATTGATTACGCCGACGATATGGTTAATAAGAACGTCGACCGGTGTATATTAACCGCCGACGCTTATTTAAAAGGCTCTATCGGTAAGGATTATCCGACGGAGGATCCCAGGATTAAAGAGTTAGCTCTTATCCTTATTAGCGATCTTTACGATAATCGCGGAATAATCGAAAAGGTGGCGGGTAACGTTCGCCGATTGGTCGACGATATGAGCTTACAATTACGACTCGAGTTAAGGTCCGAGGGTGAGGAGGTGTAATCGTGGTTTACGACAAGCCTATCATAATCCAAAAAATTAACGAGGATACGGAGGAGTGGGAGGATTTATTTGATAAGCCGTTACACGCTAAAGTAAATAAGTCCGGAGGATCCGAGTACCTCAACGCCGGAGCCAATCAATCGAAATCAAATAGAGTTTTCGAGATCCGGTATTTTAAGGACCTGGAGGATATCGACGAAAATCGAGGAATGTATCGGATTATCTATCGCGATAAGCCGTACAATATAACCGACTACGACGATTATCTCGAGCAACACAAGACCGTTAAACTATTGGGGGTGTCGTATGGCTAATATCGATTTGGCGGACGCTATCGAAAGAGAGTTAACGATTTACTCCCGAGAGGTTACGGAGATTATTAAAAAAGAGGCTAAGTCTCATATGTCCGAATTAGTCAAGGAGACGAAAAGGACGGCTCCGGTCGGTAATCGACATAAACACTATCGGGATAATATCACCTCGAAAAAGGAGAGCGATACCGATAGAGGAGCCTCGTACGTTTGGTACGTCGAGGGATCCGATTATCGATTATCTCATTTGTTGGAGAACGGACACGCGCTCCGGGACGGAGGACGTACGGAGGGTACTCACTTTATCGAAAAAGCGAGCGATCCGATTATCGCCGATTATTTAGCGAAAGTCGAGGAGGCGATTAGAAATGGTTAAAGAAATATTGGACGTTACGGGACTCCCTTATAAGGAGTCTCGTTTTTTGTCGCCTCCAAAAAAGACTTACGCGGTTTATAGCGACTCTATATCGCGTAGAGGTGGCGATAACATCAACTTAATAAGTCAACACGACGTAAGTATCGAGCTATACGAGTATAAGCCGGATCCGCAAGCGGAGAAAGCTCTCGAGACCGTACTCGACTCGTTGGGGATCGAATATACGAAAAACGCTCGTTATTGGATCGAGGACGCTCAGTTATACCAGGTCGTATATGACTTTACTTATCATCAAAAAGGAGGATTGTAAAAATGGCAACACCTAAAAGAATTACTTTAGGCTCCGGTAAATTGTATTTAATCCCTTTCGTGGACGAGGTACCGGAAGTTGAGGAAATTTGTATCGAGACTAACTTACTCGGATACATTAAGGGCGGAGCTACTCTCGAGTATGCGCCCACTTTCTACGAGGCTAAGGACGACCTCGGTTATGTCGTTAAGACTATCATTACAGAGGAGACCGCTACTCTTAAGAGTGGTATTTTGACCTTTAACGGTAATACCTTAAAAACCTTATGTGATACCGGTCGAGTTGAGGAGGATAAGGAAAACAAGCTCCGTACATTAAAGATCGGCGGTATTGCTAACGCTACCGGCGCTAAGTACATTATTTGTTTCCACCATTCCGATCCCGTGGACGGCGATATTTGGGTAGTTATCGTAGGTAAGAACGAGGCGGGATTCTCTCTCGCGTTTGCTAAGGACGCGGAGACCGTAATCGACGCCGAGTTTAAGTGTCTCGCCCAGGATACCGAGGGTACACTTATTAAGTATATCGAGGAAGATAGCTCGATCGTATAAGGACAACAAAAACTAAAGACGGCTAGGGCGATAAGTCCTAGCCTCTTTTTTGTATAGGAGGATTAATCAAAATGGCTAAAGTATTGGATTTTACAAAACAAAAAAAGGAATATTTAACGGTTAAGCTCAACGACGAGAAAAAGACCGTTTTACTTATAGGGACGCCTACAAAGGCGATCTTAAGCGAGTTTGTCAGTATTAACGACACGATCAGCGAGGACGGAGGAGCAGACGCCCAGGCGATCGAGGATTTATACCGCGTTTGTGCTAAGGTTATGAGCTTTAATAAAGGCGGTATCCGGATTACGCCGGAATATCTCGAGGACTTTTTCGATATCGAGGACGTTATGATCTTCTTTAACGCGTACGGCGAGTTTATGTCCTCAGTAACAAATGCAAAAAACTAAGTCTCCCTTACTATCCTAAAGTCGATAGTGAGGGGATAGATTACGAGATAGATAGTTTTTACGAGCATATGGTCGCCGATTATACCGGTCTTAACATGGTAGAGGTCGACGACCTGGACGTTTTAGTGTATTTGGCGTATCGTCGGGACGCTTTTATCTACAAAATGTCTCAGACGGAAAAGGGACGAGAGTATTTAAGTAACGCGTATCGATTGGAGCAGACGGCGCCGGATCGTAAATCGTTAAGAGACCAATTCGGAGAGGAGGGTTAAACGTGGCTAAAAATATACGTGGTATTACTATCGAAATAGGAGGCGACACAACAAAACTCGGAAAAGCTCTCGAAAACTCCGAGAAAAAAAGTAGATCCCTACAAACTGAATTAAGAGCGATCCAACAATCGCTTAAATTTAATCCTGGTAACGTCGAGTTATTAACTCAAAAACAAGAGGTATTGACTCAGAGTATCGCCGAGACCTCGGATAAGCTCGATACCTTAAAAGAGGCAGAAAAGCAAGTTATTAAGCAATTCGAGCGCGGAGAGGTAGCGGAGGAGCAAGTACGAGCGTTACAGAGGGAAATTATTAAGACCGAAAATCAGCTCGAAAGCATGAGCGACGAGTTAACAAGTACGACAAGACAATTATCGGATTTGGCGGACGGCGCGAAAAAGGCTAGAAAAGAGTTGAGTCCGGAGGAAATCGAGAAAGCGACCGACGCTTACGAGGAGTTAGGAGATAAAGCGTCCGAGGCGTTCGATAAAGTAAAAACCGGTATGGCGGTATTAGGTGGAGCGACGGTAGCCGGAGTCGGTTACGCGCTCAATCTTTCGACCGAGTTCGATAAGGCGTTTAACACGTTACAGACTCAGACCGGAGCCTCCGTCGCCGAAATGGAATCTCTTAACGAAAGTATGGAGAATATCTATAAAAGCAATCTCGGCGAGTCTATCGAGGACGTCGCTATCTCTATGGCGACGGTAAAGACTCAAACTAAGCTAACCGGCGACGAGTTGGAAAACACAACTAAACACGCTATTTTAATGCGTGACGTTTTCGGATTTGAGGTTAACGAGTCTATCCGAGGCGTTAACTCGCTTATGGATCAATTCGGTATTACGGCGGACGAGGCTTATACGTTAGTAGCACAAGGCGCGCAAAATGGACTTAACCAAAACGGCGACCTTATGGACGTTATTAACGAGTACGCGGTACATTTCCAAAGAGCCGGATACTCCGCCGAGGATATGTTTAATATGCTCGCTAACGGCGTGGAGACCGGTACCTGGAGCGTCGACAAATTAGGCGACGCTATGAAAGAGTTTAATATCCGTATGAGCGACGGATCCGCTAAGGACGCGGTAGAGGCTCTCGGTTTTTCCTGGGAGAGTGTATCCGAGTCGTGGTCTAAAGGTGGAGACGACGCTAAAGAAGTGTTTAATATGCTCTTTAACGAAATGGAGGGACTCGAGGACACGACCGAGGGATATAATATCGGCGTCGGTTTACTCGGTACAATGTTCGAGGATTTAGGTTACGACGCGGTTTTAGCATTATCTCAGACCGAGGGCGAAATATCCAAAACCTCCGACGCTCTTAAAAAAATTAACGAGACCAAATACGACGATATCGGATCCGCTCTCCAGGGATTAGGACGTACGTTACAGACGGACCTCGTAGATCCTCTCGGAGACGAGCTTAAGCCGGTAGTCGAGGAGGCTATCGAGTACGTTAAGAGTAACGGTCCGGCGATTAAAGACGTATTATCTAATATCGTACAATCGGTCGGAGATTTCGTACGTATGGTAGTCGATAACGGTCCGTTAATACTCGGTATTATATCCGCGATCGGAGCCGGTTTTATCGCGTGGAAAGCGGTAACTATAATCGGAGCGATAATCCCGATCTTTACGTCGCTAATAAGCGTAATAAAAGGCGGTACCGTCGCCTTTCATGCTTTAAATTTAGCTATGAAAGCTAATATTATAGGCGTTATTATCGGAGCGATTACGGCGCTCGTAGCGGGTTTTATTTATTTGTGGAATAATTGCGACGCCTTTCGCGAGTTTTGGCTAAATTTGTGGGAGACCATTAAAAACGCCGTGAGTATTGCGGTCGAGGCGATCGTTACTTTTATGTCCGAGACCTGGACTAAAATCGTCGAATTGTGGACCGGTGCGGTCGAGTGGTTTAGCGGATTGATAGAGTCGATCGTCGTATTTTTCTCCGACGCCTGGACGCGTATCGTCGAGATATGGTCCGTCGTGGTAGAGTGGTTTTCCGGTATTTGGTCCGGAATTGTCGAGGTATTCTCGCCGGCGATCGAGTGGTTTAGCGCTCTTTTTACGTCGATTTATAATACCTTATCGAGTGTGATAGCGGTAATTATTCAGCTTATAAAGGGTTGTTGGACCATTATTACGACCGTTTTCGGTAAGGCTTACTCCTGGTTTAATAGTACCGTAATTCAGCCGGTTAAAAATGCTTTCTCGGCGTTTTGGTCTACGATCAGTAATTTAGCCTCCGGAGCCTGGAGTATTATCCGCTCCGTGTGGGGCGCGGTTTCCGGTTGGTTTAACTCGACTATTATCTCTCCGGTAAGTAATTTCTTTTCCGGTATGTGGTCGAAATTGAAAACCGGGGCGTCGGACGCTTGGCGCGGTATTAAATCCGTCTTTTCTAACGTGACAATATGGTTTCGTGATAAATTTTCCGAGGCATGGACTAAGGTTAAAAATGTTTTCTCGACCGGAGGTAAAATTTTTAGCGGTATTACCGAGGGTATTACCTCAACCTTTAAAAAGGTCGTAAACGGAATTATAGGCGGTATTAACAAGGTCGTTTCGGTACCTTTTAACGCGATTAACGGCGTATTAGGTACACTTAGAGGCGCTAGTATCGCCGGAATTTCTCCATTTACCGGATTACCGAGTATTAGCGTACCTCAGATCCCGCTCTTATATCGAGGCGGTATCCTTAAGAAAGGACAAACCGGTTTCTTAGAGGGTAACGGCGCCGAGGCGGTAGTCCCTCTCGAAAAGGAGACGGGTTGGATTAACCGTATCGCTCAGAAGATGAACGATCTCCAGGGCGCCAACAGAGGAGGAGCCGATTTATCCTCCAAAATGGACGAGGTGATCCGGACTATAAAATCTCTTAAATCGACGATCGTACTCGATACCGGTACTTTAGTCGGAGAGACCATAAATCAGATCGACGACCGTCTCCAGGATAACTATACATTAAAAGAAAGGGGAGTTTAATCTATGAGAGGTATAAAATTCGGAGCATATCATACCGCCGACGATTGGGGACTTATCCTTAACGCTAAGGTTATTAATACTCCCGCTCCTAAATATGTAAAAGTATCGATAGACGGTCGCGACGGCGACCTTAATCTTTCTAGGACGCTAACCGGCGATATGAAATATAGTAACCGGGAGGCGTCTTTTACTTTCCTGGTTACGGACGGATCCCAGGAGGAGAGAGCGGAGCTTATTAACGAGATCGTTAACATCATACACGGAAACGAGTTACAGATTATCGAGCCGGACGATCCGGATCATTACTTACTCGGAGAGTGTAGCGTTAACAGTATCCAAAATAATAAGGCGTACGGATCTTTTATCGTGTCCGCCGATTGCGAGCCGTATCGATACGGTATAGAGGAGATTAGGCGTACAATCACGGCGAGCGCGACGGAGAGTAACGTCGTATTAACCAATAACGGACGTAAGACTCTTATCCCGACCGTTACGGTTACGGGTACCGTAAATCTTACTATCGGTACGACTAAGGTATCGTTAGGAGCCGGTACTTATAAATTAACCTCGTTAATCTTAAGACCTGGATCTAACGTCGTGGGCGTAAGCGGATCCGGAGCGATTACCTTTACGTATCGGGAGGGGGTTATCTAAGTGTATAAAATTTTTTGTGACGATACTCTTATTTACGATAGCGCTCTCGAGGATTTCGTAATCACGAAAGGACAGATCACGAAAGAGATCAATAAGTCCGGCTCGTTTGTTTTCTCGATCCCGAGTAAACACGAGTTTTATAACATGATCCAAAAAATGAAAAGTATTATAACCGTATACAAGGGCGAGGAGCTTATTTTCCGAGGACGAGTAATTAAGGAGGCGATTAGTTTTTTTAAGGAAAAATCGCTAACGTGCGAGGGCGAGCTTGGCTTTTTGCTCGACTCGGTACAACGTCCCTATACTTTCGAGGGTACTCCGGAGGAGCTTTTAAATAAGCTCATTACGGAGCATAACTCCCAGGTAGAGGAGTCTAAGAGATTTACCGTCGGTACCGTAACCGTTACCGGTAATATCTCCATAACTAACGAGGAGTACGAGAGTACGCTCGATAATTTACAAGATAAATTAATCGGTGTATTCGAGGGATATCTTTTTATTACCGAGGATCCGGACGGAAATCGCGTTATTAATTGGTACGAGGAGTCGCCTTATAGGAGCGCCCAGGTGATCCAATTCGGCGAGAATCTCTTAGATTTCACTAAGACCAATCGAGCGGAGGAGATCGCTACGGCGATTATCCCTCTCGGTTACGAGATCGAGAACGAAACGACCGGAGAAAAGTCCAGGCTTACGATCGCGGAGATAAATAACGGCGTCGATTACGTGTATAACGCCGACGCGGTGGAGCTTTACGGTTGGATATTTAAAGTCGAGTCCTGGGACGACGAGACGGACGCCTCTAACCTTAAGAAAAAAGGAGAGGCTTTTTTAGTGGAAAAAATTAAGCAGAGTATAACGATCGAGTTATCGGCGATAGATCTCTCGCTTATGGACCACTCAATCGACGCCTTTAGGTTGGGCGATTATATCCCGATCGTGAGCGATCCTCACGGATTGGACGATACTTTTTTACTTGAAAAGCAGACGATCGACTTATTAAAGGCGGATAACGATAAGATAACTCTCGGATATTCTTACGCGAGCTTTACCGATAGGAGCGCCTCAGTTAATAAGAGTAATACGGAGCTTTTTAAGACGGTCGAGACGATCCGGGCGAATTATGTTACTAACGCGGTAGTTAATTCTCACGTAACCGATTTACAATCGTTAATCGAGCAAACGAGTACAAGTATTACGAGCGAGATATCCTCTAACTACGTAATTAACGACGAGTTAGCCGAGGCTATGTCGACGCTTTATACTCAGCTTAACGACCTTTTCGAGTTTAAGTTTACTAGCCTCGAGAGTACGGTTATCGAGAACGATATCGAGCATAGGCGAGCGTATCGAGAGATTATTAGTTATATCCGTTTCGAGGACGGTAATATCATTCTCGGAGAGTCCGGTAACGAGCTTACACTTAAGATCGAAAATAATAAGATATCATTTTTAGAGAGCGACGTAGAGGTCGCCTATTTTAGTAACCAAAAATTATATATTACCGACGTCGAGATCCTGGCGTCGCTGAGGATTGGTAATTTTGCTTTCATTCCTCGAGATAATGGTAATTTGAGCTTTAAAAAGATAGGAGGTTAACGTATGGCTACGAGTGGGGCGTTATCTACTAATAACGATAACATTAAGTACAAAATTACAATTACACAAAATAGTCAAAATGTCGCCGGTAATACGAGTAACGTAACGGTAAGCGTTAAAGTATATCGTACGAATACCGGATACACGACCTACGGTACCGGTACTATCTACTGTAAGATCAACGGGACCACTTACTCAGAGGCGATTACCTCTGACGACAAGATCACCTCGAGCGGTATCGTCTTATTTACTAAGAAATTAAATATCGCTCATAATGCGGACGGATCTAAGACGTTAAGTACGAGCGCGTGGATTAATCATAGTCAGTTTAGCGCAAGCGAGCAAAGTTTTTCTATGAAATTAACCACTATTCCCAGGGCGACCGCTCCGACGGTTAACGATAGCGATATCGACCTCGGGACGAGTATTACTATATCAATGCCTCGTGCGAGTAGCTCCTTTACTCATACGCTTAGATATGCGATCGGTAGTAGCTCCGGGACCATTGCCTCGGGTTTGGGTACTTCTCGAGCCTGGACCGTCCCTCTATCGCTTGCTAGTCAATTACCAAATACTACGAGCGGTAAATTAGTAATCTATTGCGACACGTATAACGGTAGTACGAAAATCGGTACCAAAAGCGTAACGATCACGGTCCGAGTACCGTCGACCGTGGTACCGACGATCGGTAGCGTGGCGGTAACGGATACTAATACGACTCAGTACGAGAAAATGGGCGGAGTCGTCAAGGGTAAGAGTAAATTATCCGTGAAGATTACCGCCTCCGGTGCGTACGGGAGTACGATCTCTAGTTATTCTACGACCGCCGGAGGCAAGACTTACGCCGGAGCGACTTTTACGGTTAATAGTGTCACGACCGCCGGGACCTTAACCTTTACGGTTACGGTTAAGGATAGTCGAGGTCGTACCGCTAAGACCACTAAGTCGATTAACGTAGTCGATTATGAGGCGCCGGTTATTACTAAGTTTTCAGTTATTCGAGCTAATAGCGACGGTACACCTAACGACGAGGGGAGTAGCTTATTAATCTCGTATGCTTTCAATATTTCGCCGGTTAATAACAAGAACGATAAAACCTTTACTATCTCTATGAAATCGGCGGACGGTAGTAATTTTATTACATTGTTAAGCGGATCCGTATACTCAGCAAATACGACTCTTATACCGGAGGGTATTATTAGTCCGGATATGACTTATACGATCCGTTTAAAGATATCGGACTATTTTAAGAGTATTACTCACGATATCGAGGCGCCTACGGCGTTTACGTTGGTCGACTATCATAGCTCCGGTAAAGGTATCGCGTTCGGTAAGGTATGCGAGAGAGAGGGTATCGAGTTTAATCTCCCTTTATATTCAAGCTATCCGAGTAAGGTACTATGGTCCGGTACTTGGTATATGACAGCCGGACATATAGCGGAGTTATCCGAAAAAATTAGCGACCAGGTTAACGGTATCGTTATCGTGTTTAGTAGGATCGGCGACGGCGTGGCTCAAAATGATAATTTCGCGTCGTTTTTCGTACCTAAATACGTAGTAGCTCAACACCCTAACTTAGGTATGAATTTTTTTATGGCTCATAGCTCGTTTGAGTATTGCGGAGCTAAGTATCTATATATCGGTGATACTCAAATTAAGGGACACGCTAATAACAATTTAACCGGGACGGGTGCGACCGGGATTAAGTACGAAAACAATCGGTTTATTATGCGATACGTACTCGGAGTATAACAAAAGGAGGAAAGTAAAAATGTTTGAAAAGATTTTTAACTGGTTTAGTATCGTCGGCGGTATCGTCGGCGGTTTTTTGTGTGACTTTTTAGGAGGAAACGACGTGATTTTAAGAGCATTAATCGCGCTTGTGATTTTGGACTATGTAACCGGAGTATTAAAGGCGATCGTAACAAAGACACTCTCTAGCTCGATCGGTTTTAGAGGGTTAATCCGTAAGATCGTTATTTTTATCGTAGTAGCGACCGCCGTTATTATCCAGGGCGTACTCGGTGACTCTATACCTCTACGCGAGATCGTGATTATCTTCTTTATTTGTAACGAGGGTATCTCGCTCTTAGAGAACGCGTCCGAATTTGTACCGATTCCTAAAAAGTTAAAAGATACGCTAATCCAATTAAGAGATAAAAACGAAAACGAGGACGAGGAGGCGTAAACTATGAGTAAGTGTAGAGTAGCAATCGACACGGGACACGGATCCTATACCGCCGGTAAAAGGACTCCGGACGGATACCGGGAGCATTGGATCAACGTAAAAACGGCTTACTATTGCGAGCAATATCTAAAAGCTAACGGAGTGGAGGTCGTTCGTATCGCCTGGGACGATTTGGACTCTAAGGACGATCCGGACGTCTCATTATCTAAGAGACAAGATCTCGTTAACGAGTCCGATAGTTTGGTGTCTGTATCTATGCACGCGAACGCGTACGGAAACGGAAAGAGCTATAACTCGGCTAACGGCGTCTCTACTCACGTACACTCAAATAACGCTTGTATAGGAGACTCTCTTAAGCTCGCTCAGTACGTCCAGGCTCAGCTCGTAAAGGGTACAAGTCAGAAAAACCGAGGAGTCGTACGACAAGCGTTAGCAATGTGTAATTGTAAGGCGTTAGGTACGAAATCCTCTATATTATGCGAGATCGGCTTTATGACGAATAAGGTCGAGGCGGATCTTATGAAAACCGAGGCGTTTTTAAAAGAGCAAGGAGAGGATATCGCTCGCGGAGTATTGGCGTACCTGGAGGAGATAGGAGCGGAGGTTAAGGCTCCCGTTAATAATCCCGTAAGTACGTCCGGATCTTTTAAGGTAAGGACTAAGGCGGTAATGAATGTTAGAGCCGGAGCCGGTACTCAGCATAAAATAAACACGGTAGCGCCGATAGGAGTATATACGATCGTAGCGACCTCCGGATCCTGGGGTAAGCTAAAATCCGGTAGCGGTTGGATCAATATCTCGAGTAAATACGCGACGAGGCTCTAAAAGGTGATTTTAACGCAATTTCGGAAAAGGTGTATAAATTATCGCCTAACGCGTTAACGTCGCTCTACGAGGCTCGTACGCGCTCAGAGAGGTAAAATAAAAAGGTCGGGGAGCTTATAACTCCTCGACCTCTTTTTTTGTTTCTATAATTCGGATATATCCTCGCTATAACGAGATACTATTTCATTTAGTTTTTGCTCAAAAGGTAATATATTAGTATCTCCCTCGTATGGTCCGGTTAATCCCCATTGTAAAAACGATAACTCCTGGAGATTTCCCTCCTTATCGACATAGGCGAGAGTACCGATCCATTTTGTTTTAGTATTACCTTTAGCGCTCATACCTCCGACTATTGCTCCGGTTTTACCGAAAAGAGCGCCTCCTACTAAAGCTCGTCCGATTGTGCTACCGCTTTTCGCGAGAGTAGTCTCGTCCTCCAATTTAAAACCTCTAATCCGCTCGTAAGGGAGAGTAATATCTATTTTCTCGTAATGGATATTTAACACTCTTTCGACCGGTTTTAAGGTAAGAAATACGACTTTACCGCTCGGTATTTTTCCGATAGGTTGTAACGATTCTCCCATAAAAGCGACGGACGCCTCTTTTTTGATTGCTCGCTCTTGTTTGATTTTTTCTTTCTCCTCTTTTGTTTTAAATAATCCCATAAACGAAAACCTCCTATATTTTGTAAAAAATATATTAGCATAGTTTCCTATTTTTGGAAATATCGAAATTATTAAAATATATAGCGCCGTTAGGATCTTGACGTCTCACTAGGTCAAAATCGACCTCGAGAGTGTGATAAAATAATCGCTTACTCATAATATCCAGGCGATTTTCTATACAATACCTAACGTAATTATGGTAAATATCATTTGTAGGAAATTCCGTAATCCATTCTTTAGTAATAGCGTAGTCCTCTCTCCATTTGAGATATGAGCTATTAAGGTCGCTAATATGCTCCAGGGATCCGACCTCAGCTCTAGGAGCGAAATACTCGGGATATAATTCCTTAATCGCTAAAACTTTGGATTTTGGCGCGAGTATAAGATACGCTAATATAATATGTTTCTCATGTTCTCCGGGTGGCTCCTCTTTTTTTACTCGTAATTTCATACAATACCTCCTTTTAAAACTCCCGATACATTTTTGATAAATCAAATGTTATGCCTAATTTTGACAAATAAAAAGATTATTTTTAACAATATTTTGTAAAACTATGTTTTATAAGAATGTCGTTTTTGACACAAAAAGAGACGACCGTTAAGTCGTCTCTTATGTCTTTAACAAATTATCCTCTTATCCATTGTATATAATTCGGCTTTTGCTTTTTCTATGATATTAAATTTTTCCATACATTCGGATATTTTTCGGGATATACGGTCTATTGTCGTAACGTGTATCGAGTCTCCCTCTCGTAATTGTGTTAGTAAATCGTCGAGATCGTGTCCGGACGTCTCGACTATAATCTTATCGAGTCCGAAACTTTTTAACGCCTCCGTTTGTATCTGTATGCTCGTTTCGTCGTGTGTCGCGCTCCTAACGTATCCGTATCTCATATTATACCTCCTCCAAATTTAAAATATCCTCGATCTTACAGTTAAGCGCCTGGGCGATATTGTGTAACGTGATCCCTTGCGCTCTATTAATATCTTTATCGCCTTGCTCGTACTTTTGGATCATTCGCAAATTGACGCCGGATATTTCGGCGAGCTTGGCTTGTGTGATATTTTTCTCCTCTCGGATCCGTTTTAAATTACTCATATTTTGCCTCTCTTTCTCGTTCTAAGTATTCGAGTATCGTCCCGTATACTAGCTCGTTTTGTGACTCCTCGTCTAACTCGAGAAACTCCTCTCCGTGTTTTTCTATTAGCATTTCGCGAGTATAATAAATTATTTTTTCTTCCGGTGTCACTTAAAAAACCTCTTTCGATTTGGATTGTTTCCGGAGGATATACCGCCTCCGGTCGGTGTAGGTTTTAAATCTCTTTAATATCGATTAACTTAGCGGATCCGTTTTCTCCCGTCCATTTATCGCGAGCAAATACCAGGAAAAACTCGTTTAATTTTTCGGGATCGAGTCTTTTATCGTATCTACAATCGAATACGTTTAAAAAACCAAAACCGCAATTATCGACCTCCATATAAAAGCCGTTTCCGTAAGTATCCTCGTTTTTATGGAAAGTTACCTCCGGATTAAATACCATTGTTTCGCCGTCTCTCTCGAGTGTTAATGTGTAATTATATTTCATATATGACCTCCATTCTCCGGGAGATTAACCGCTCCCGGTCGGTTTGTTGGTTTATGCGCTTAATATCGGAGCCATTGAATATTGTCCGAGGGGGTAAACCGATTCGGCGTTTCTGTATTCCGATAATTTCTTGATAACTCTTAACTTAAGAGTTTTTTTACCGTCGGTAACTGTTACGGTTTGAGCCGTTCTATTTATTACCGTGTAGGTCCAGGTACAATCGCTATCACCTATACTTCTCATTGTGTATTGTTTTCCGATTTCGAATTTACTCATATTGTTTGTCCTCCTTTTAATTAGGTGGGAGGTTTGACCGCCTCCCGTCGGTTGTTTGGTTTATTTTAAAATATAAACTCCTAATTCCTTAACTCTAGCGGACGCCTCAGCTTTAGTATTCGCGTAACCTACTATTTCAAATTTACTTAAATCCTCGGCTCCGGTTTTAAAATAAGCGTGAGTGTAAAATTTTTCGTAATCCATTTTAATAATTGTATATTTCATTTTGTTTTCCTCCGTTTGTGTCGTGTGTTATTTGTTAATACTAATATACACCTATGGGTGTATAAAATCAACGGTAGAATAAACAAAATTTAAAAGAAATTTTTGTGCATAATGTACACCTATAGGTGTATGTATAATTTTACTAGGATAGTTTATAGTAATTCGTGAAACATGAATAATTAACGGTTACACTCATAGCGTGATATAATGATTACAATACGATAGAGGAGTATATGCCATATACGGACGCTAGTTAAAGCGAGTGGTCTTATATGGGATACACCTAAAAAGGCGCCGGAGTGGGCGGATAAAGCCGGAGGTTACGCGATCCAGGGTACCGCCGGAGCTAAGTTTATAAAAGAGATCCAAGGCGATTATTATAACGTGGTAGGTCTACCGATAAGCCGGTTATACCAGGAGCTTAAGAAATTAGGAGTAATAGAAATATAAAAAAGAGACGTCCCAGGTCGGGGCGTCTCTCTTTCGTTATTCGTTTTAAAATAAGTTTAGGCGAATTTCCAATGTATATAAATATCCTCGTTTTCTATTTCAATATAAGATATTAGGGAGTCGATAATTAATCGTATTTCCTCGTAATCGGACCGCTCTATAACTTCTTTAAACGTGCTAAGTATTTCGGCGACCTCCTCCTCGCTCATAACGTCCAACTCGGCGTTAAGACTTTCTAACTCTTTCTCGAGTATCTTTTTTTGATCGTTTAGAGGATCGATTTTCCCGGATACTTGGTCGATTGTAAATTTACCGATACCGTATAAATCCATAAAGCGGGATATTTGATCGTCTAGTTTTTTAATCTCCTCTTTAAGTATATCGATCTTATTAGGCTCGTCCGATTTCTTAGCTTTATCTCTCCTTATGTCGTGGAGATACTCCGGATCCATAGCGAGCTTTTTAATCTCGTCGAGTACGATATTATCTAACTCGATCATTTTCCAATTCTTATTTTTACAATTAGGATCTTTTATCATTTTTTTCATTTTCTTAGAACGAGAGTAACACATATACCAAAATACGAGAGGTTTTCCCTCTTTACGTCGTCCGTTTTCTTGTTTTGCGTATTTCGCTCCGCAACACTTACAGTATAATAAACCTCCGAGGTAGGTCGTTTGGGCGCCCGGTTTTACTCCGGTTAATTTATATTGCTCCGCTCGATCGTCTAATAACTTGATAGCTTTGTTATACGTATCCTCGTCTATAATCGGATCATGTTTTCCTTTATGCCACTCGTCGCGATATTTTATATAACCGAGATTCGTCTTATTTCTCATAACGCGCCTCATTGTTTTAGGATCCCAGGTACTACCGTGTTTATGAGAGTAGCCTTTTGTTTTAAATAATTTCTCGATTGTACGGAGCGGAGTCCCTTTTAAAAATAACTCGTATAGCTCTCGTATTTGCATAGCCTCGAAATCGTTAATATTTAACTCGTCGGTCGCCGGATCGTAGTCGTATCCTATCGGCTCGGTAGATCCGCCGTGCCATTTTCCCTCTTTAGCTCGAGCCTCTTTTCCGATCATAGTACGCTCTTTTATATTCTCTCTTTCAAGCTGAGCGAATACGGCGAGTATACCAATCATAGCGCGACCGAAAGGCGTCGCCGTGTCGAAATTCTCGGACATAGATACAAAATCTACGCCGTGAGCGAGAAACTCGTCCTCGATAAGTAACATTGTATCTTTTTGGGATCTAGATAGTCGGTCCAATTTGTAAACGACGACTTTATCCACTTTACCGGCGCGGACGTCCTCGAGCATATTTTGAAGACCTGGACGATCCGTAGTACCTCCGGAGTATCCGGGATCCGTATAGATTTTATATATTTCCCACTCCATAGCCTCGCAATATTTCGTAAGTCTTTCGATTTGCTCGCCGATAGAGTATCCGTCTACTTGCTCTTGGGAAGATACTCGAGGATATAACGCTACTTTTATTTTTTCCATTTCCAACAACTCCCTTTTATGTGTCCCAGGAGGTATGCTATAATTATCATTGTCAACTTATTATAGACCTCCGGGTTTGTAATAGTGGATCCGTCTCGTACTTCTCTACGGGACGGTTTTTTTATGCGCCCATAACAAAATAACAAAAAAATCTCTAACTCCTTATATATTTTATTTTTTTATATATTTATATATCTATTATTATATATTTTCTTAAGAGTAAGAAAAAAAATAATAATTATGTTATAAAACAAGCGAAACGCCTATTTTATAGGGGTTTAGACCATAACAAAAACCATAACAAAATCTAACAAAAACTATATTTTTTCCGAGTTTTTGTTATGCTCGTATGAAAAAGCGAGAAAATACTTAAAACCTAAAAATCAAAAAATTTTAAAAATAGGTCGTTTTTGTTATGTTTTTGTTATACGTTTTGTTATAACTTTTTCCTGGCAATTTGGACTCCGACGTCCATAGCGTCGATAATAGACTCGATACCGGCTTTACCGATTGGTTTACCGTCTAAGGTAATCTCGCCGGAATGGATTAATTGATCTATTGTATCGGACAATATCTCTTTAACCTCGAAACGGTCGTTAATTGGTTTCGCCGATCTACTCTTTATCGGAGCGATCTCTCCGTCCGCTAGTGCGTCCGCGCTAATACCTAACGCCTTGCATATCTTAATAATGTTAGAGACGCTCGAATTACCTACGCCTCGCCTAAAGATACTATCGATAGTAGAGTATGGTATATCGAACTTAATAGCAAACTCCCGTATACTATGATATCTCTTAAGTATTAAATCTTTTAACTTATCCTCCGTACTCATGTTAAACACCTCCTTTAATTGGTAACTCCTATTATATATCTATGTTTTCGAATATTCAAGAACGATTTTCGATTTTTCGAAAATGTATGTGAAATAGTCGTAATTTTTAGATATAAAATCGATACAAATATATCGAAAAAATATATCGTCTTAAAAAAATAAACTTTGTGAGAGATAAAAATTTTTCGAAAAATATTAAAAATGTTATTGACATTTCCGAAATTGCGAATATAATAAAAACTGTGATTTTCGAAATTGCGGAAAAAACAAAACAAGTGTTTGTTTGAGTATGTGAAATAGGTCACAAGAAAGGAGAAAAGAATGTATAAGAATGTAAGAGCGGAAATGAGCCGTAAGGGTATTATCCTCGAGGATTTGGCGGAGGCGTTGGGTTTAACCATTGGTACGGTATCTCAAAAACTTAACGGTAAGTATCCTATTACACTCGACGAGGCTAAGACCATTAAGTCGTGTCTCGGAGTGGACATACCACTCGAGGAACTTTTCGAGGAGGCGGTGTAATGGTTTATCACGTATTAGCAGACGGGACTATTACGAAAGATATTACCGGGCGCGTCGTGAAGATCTCCGACGCCGAGTCGCTTTATCGCTTAATGAGTACGATCACGACGAGCGGTAAAAGAGGAAACAAAGAGGATAAAAAACGTGTTGGATAGGATTAAGTTTTATTTATTGATTGCGTGTATTTTGGGAGGTCTGTTTATATTAATCGGTAGCGCCGGATCCTCAGATCTAAACCAAATAAGCGTAGAGAGATTTATAATCCAGGGATTAATAGGATTGTTTTTATTATTAGTCGGCGGAGTCGGACTAAAGAAAGGCGGTTATGATGAAAATTAACGAGGGTGATAGAGTAGGAGTAGTAAGTAACGGAGAAATTAAAAAGGGCGTCGTAATGAGCGTATATAACGACCTGGATTACGCGATCGTGAAATTCGAGGACGGCGTTAGTAAGGTAATGTTACATAATATCGGATTGCTACCGGAGGAAAAGGACCAGGATCCGAAAGAGACTAAAGAGCCGGTCGAGAAATCAGAGATCACAATTACGCCGGCGGAGTTTGAAAAGATAGGCGTTAAGGTGTGTAGTAGATTAGCGGAGAAATTCGGTCCCGGTTTTATATTAAAAGGTAGCGCGATATTAGCGGGATTACATACGGCTTTATTTATCGAGGGAGAAAATGATTAAGCTATATCGTCACCAGGAGATAGCGCTCTCGTATATGAGGAGTAATAACTTTTTCGCTCTCTTTATGGAGCAAGGTACCGGAAAGACGATCCCGTCTTTATGGAGGATCTTAGATTTACTCAGATCCGGAAAGATAGAGGACGCGTTAGTCGTAGCTCCTAAATCAGCTCTCGGAGCCTGGGAGAGAGATATAGAGCTTTTCGAGGAGTTGGATCGGGAGATATTGAGAGAGAATGTTACTCTCATAAACTACGATAAGGTATGGAGAAAAGATAAGAAATCTCCATATTTTAAAAAATGGGGTTGTATCATTTTAGACGAGGCTCATTTTATTAAAAACCGGACGAGTAAACGATCTAATTTTTTATTACGGATCGCTTGTATGGCGGATTATAAATACATATTAACCGGTACGCCGATTAGTAACGGACAATTAGAAAACATTTGGTCTTTATATTGTTTCCTGGATCCGTATCTCGAGCGCGGTTATCCATACTCGCGAATATTCGGAGGATCTTATCGGTCGTTTTTAGATAAGTATTGCATTTTAAATATGTATCATAAACCGAGTAGTTATATCCACGTAAAGGAATTACAAGACATAATCGCGGAGCATAGTTACCGGGTTAAAAAAATCGATTGCCTAGATCTACCGGAGAAATTACCGGACGAGATTATTAAGGTCGATTTACTCGAGAAAACACTATATAAGAAATTGGCGACGGAAAGCGCGATACTAGAGTACGAGATCCTCGCGGAGAATCCACTTTCTCGCCTGGTTAAACTGAGACAATTATCGAGCGGATATCTTACATACAAAGAGATAAAGAAAGACGCCGAGGGTAAGGAGTACCAGGAGGATAAAATACTCGAGCTTAAAAGCGAAAAGATAAACATTTTACAAGAGTTACTCGAGGGATACGAGGACGATAAAAAGATCGTTATTTTCGCGGAGTTTAAATACTCGATCGCTAAAATCGCCGAGTTACTCGATAAAATGAAAATAAAAAATATAATCCTGGACGGCGACCAAAAGGATAAGACGATTTGGAGACAATTCCAGGCGGATAAAAGTATCCGGGTTATAGTATGTCAGTATAAGACGGCTCACGCCGGTATAGACCTTTTCGCGAGTGATACGATCATTTATTATGAGCCTACTCTTAAATCGGACTTTTTGGAGCAATCGAGAGACCGAATACATAGGAGCGGACAGAAAAATAAATGTAGTTATATCCACTTATTGACGAAAGGGACGGTCGAGGTAGAAATATATCGAGCCTTAGCCGGTTATAGTGATTTCTCCGAGGCGTTATTTACTCGCTATATGGAGGGATACCGTCGGAGCTATGGACCATAATTTTTTTTAATTTGGTTTCCTCAATTTCGGAAACTTAGGAGGTGAGATTACGAAAACGAGTAAACACAAAAACAGAGACACGATCGAGGCGATCGGATTAAGTTTAATAATCGCTCTCTTTTTAATCGGTTGGGCGTATGCAAAACAAGAGGACCAGGATCCCGAGATCGTAACGGTCGAGGCTATACCGATCGAGATCGAAAGTAGCGAGCCGGTTATAGAGGTTAAAGAGATCGTTAAGGAGCCGGAAATTACTCCGGAGCCGGAGATCGAGAGAGTATCGCTCGGGGAGTATCGTATAACGGCGTATTGTGCTTGTGAGGTTTGTTGTCCTGGGACGAGCGACGGTATTACGGCGACCGGTACAGAGGCGACCGAGGGACGTACTATCGCGGTGGATCCGGACATTATACCTTTAGGCTCTATCGTAGAGATTAACGGCGCCGAGTATGTAGCGGAGGACGTCGGAGGAGCGATTAAAGGTGATCGGATAGATCTTTATTTTAATAGTCACCAGGACGCGCTCGAGTGGGGCGTACAGTATTTAGATATTTTTTTAATCGAGTTTCCTCAATTTCGGAAATGATTAACGGAGAGGCTAAAACGTGAGAGAAAAATTAGTTATAAAGCACTTAGAGTTAAAAACGGCTAACGATTTCGTATCTAGTTATCATAGGCATAATAAAGCCGTTAGAGGACATAGATTTTCGATCGGTTGTTATTTGGGTGATAAATTGGTCGGAGTCGCTATCGTTGGTAGACCGGTCGCGAGAATGATAGACCAATATAACACGGTAGAAATATTACGATTGTGTACGGACGGTACTTATAACGCTTGTAGTAAATTATACTCCGCTTGTGTTAGGTGTGCTAAGGAATTGGGTTACTCTCGGATTATTACTTATATTTTAGAGTCCGAATTAGGTACGAGTTTAAAGGCGTCCGGTTTTACTTATTGTTATACGAATACCGGCGGATCCTGGGATAGACCTAGTAGAAATCGAGAGGATCAAGCTCCGACTATTCCTAAGAAATTGTATGAGGTTGTATTTTAAGGAGGCGAAAATATGAATAAAAAATATTGTGTTTATTGCGGTTGTATCATGGATCAGAAACACGACGGCGACGTTTGCGAGTGTTGTCTCGACGAGTTATACGAGAGCGATCCAGGGGAGGTTGAGGATTGAATATCTACATATACGATATAGAGGTTTTATCCCACGATTGGATACTCGTCGCTAAGAATATCGAGACGAAAGCCTATACCATAATACATAACGACAATTATCATTTACGATCGTTCTTAGATCAGCCGGGCGTCGTGATCGGCGGGTTTAATAATAAACATTACGACGATTGGGTTACTTTAACTATGTATCTCGGAGGATCTAACGTAGAGGTTAAAAAACATAGCGACCATATTATCGGAGGCGGTAACGCCTGGGAGTTTCCTTTTATCCAATTTAAAAAGCGTCCGTTTAATTCTTTCGATCTGAGAGACGATATCGCGGACCAGGGGATCAGCTTAAAAGCGATCGAGGGTAATCTTAAGCTCCCTATCGTAGAGAGTAGTATCCCGTTTGATATCGACCGACCTCTTACGCCGGAGGAATTGGAGGAGCTTATTAAGTATTGTAAATACGACGTAGACTCGACGGAGCGGTTATATTACGAGCGTAAAGAGGATTATATCGACGCTAAGTTAATGGTCGGGGATATGTACGGCGTACCTCCGGAGGAGGCTATCGGATTAACTAACGCTAAGTTATCCGCTCGCGTCCTGGAGGCGGAATTTGTTAAGCGAGACGACGAGAGGGATTACGTGATCCCGGATAATATCGACATTAGCAAGATCCCGAAAATTGTACTCGATTTCTTTTTACAAATCCGAGACAAGTCGATCCCGGACGCTAAGCTATTCGGAGCCGGTAAAGGATCTAAAGGAGAGACGTTAAAGTTATGGATTACGACGGCGGTCGGTAAATGTCCGGTAACGTTCGCCTGGGGAGGCGTACACGGCGCTAAACCTTGCGTAATAGTAGAGGAGACTAAGGACCGAGTTATCCGTAATAAGGACGTCGGATCTCTTTATCCTAACTCAATGATAAATTTCGGGTATTGCTCCCGGTCTATGAAAGATCCGGAGGCGTACGTAAAGCTCGTAAAAAAACGACTCGGTTTTAAAAAAGACGGAGATAAAAAGAGGGCGAACGCTTTAAAGCTCGTAGTAAATACCGTTTACGGAGCTATGTTAAATCTCTTTAATGATCTCGCGGATCGTTGGGCGGGGCGTAGCGTATGTATCTCTAATCAGCTCGCTATGATGATGTTAATAACACAACTCGCGGAGCAATGTAAGACGATCGATTTCGTTAATATCAATACCGACGGTATTATGTACACGATCGACCGTAGCGAGGTAGAGTTAGCGGATATTATCGTCGCTACCTGGTGCGAGATTACCGGGTTTGAAATGGAGGACGACGACTTTACTAAGGTAATCCAAAAGGACGTAAATAACTATATCGGTATTAAGTCCGACGGATCCTTTAAAACAAAAGGCGGATACGTCTCTCTATATAAAGGCGGTAATTTCAAAACCAATAGTTTACAGATCGTACATAAAGCGATTGTCGATTACCTGGTATCCGGTGTAGCTCCGGAGAAAACTATTAACGAGTGTAAAGATATTTTCGCTTTTCAGCAGATCGTTAAGACCGGCGGTACCTATGAGGGATCCTATCATTACGTTAACGGCGTAAGGGAGCCGATCCAAAAGGTTAACCGTGTGTACGCGGTAAAGGATCACAAGTACGGGCAAGTCGTAAAGGGTAAATGGATTACCGAGAAAAGGCGAAAGGATAAAGCTACCGGGAAAATGATAAGCGAGCCGGTCGATCCTCCGGTATGGAGCGAGACGGTGATTAGTGAGTGTCCGGAAAATTGCTTTATCGATAACGAGAATACTCTCACGGTAGAGGATCTCGACAAAGATTACTATATCGATATGGCTAAAAAGCGTATCGATAAGTATATAAACCTCGACTCTAAGGTCGAGAGAGAATTATCTAAAATAAAGGAGGAAGTAGTAATTATGGCAACAACAGAAAAAAAACCTACATTATCGGAGGTAAGAGGTCTCAATATTTACGCTAAGTTAGCGGTAGCGAGAGGTCGTTTCCTGGAGGCTCCGGTAAAAAAGTCCGGCGTTAATAGATTCGCGGAGTATAAGTATTTCGAGTTAGCGGATATCGTACCGGTAGCGACAAGTATTTTCGCGGATTTAGGTCTCGTATTTTTGATCTCGTTTACTAATGAGGTGGCGACCGGTACGCTCGTAAACGTGGATAAACCGGAGGAGTCAATCGATTTTACCTCACCTATGAGAGATCTCGAGGTTAAGGGTATGAACGCGGTCCAGGCTCTCGGAGGCGTAGAGACTTATCAGCGTAGATATTTGTATATGTCTTGTTTGGATATCGTAGAGGCGGACGCTTTCGACGCTACCCAGGGTAAGCCGGATCCCGAGACCGGTAAGAGCGAGGCTCCTAAGAAGTCTAACAAGCCGGCGACTCCGGAAAAGCGCGAGGAAGTAAAGAAAGAGCTTATCGACGAGGACGGTAAAGCGACCGAGGTCCAGGTTAAGAGCATTAAAAACGGTCTTAAAAAGCTCAGAGATAAGGACGCCGAGAAGTACGACGCGTACGTTAACGAGATCGTCTTAAAACTTAAGGATAAAGAAAATCCTCTTAAGAAAGCAGAGGCGGAGGATATCCTTATCGAGATCGGCAAGAAAAACCAGGAGGCTTAGTAATGTGTTTAAATTTATCGGGTTATCCGGGGACATTTCGGCGTATACCCGGTTATGAAAATTACGCGGTATCGTCCGACGGTAGAGTGATTAGGTTTAATAAAAACAGTATTAGAGAGTTAAAACCTTATCTCGAATTTGGTTATCTCCTAGTATGTTTGAGAAAAACCGACGGTACACAACAAAAAAAGAGAGTCCATAGATTAGTAGCGGAGGCGTTTATCCCTAATCCGGAGAACAAGCCACAAATAAACCATATCGACGAGGATAAAACAAATAATCGCGTCGATAATCTCGAGTGGTGTACGTCAAAAGAAAATAATAATCACGGTACTAGAAATATGAAAATATCCGAGGAAAACTCTCGAGGAGTTGAGGCGATAGATATTTATACAAATATTGTCGTCGGTCGTTTTAAATCTATGAAAGAGGCGTCGGAGCATATTTCAAAGGCGGACGTTAGTCACATTTCCCAATGTTGTAAAGGGATTAGGAAAACCGCCGGAGGGTATTCCTGGAGATACGCGTAATAATTTTTTTTCGGTCGAGTTTACGCAATTTCGGAAATAAATCCCGATCCGAGTAACAAGGTACCGGTACCGTATACGTGAGGGTATCAAGCGACAGAGGACGAGGACTCCGGGAGCCGGTCGGGATTTATATATAAAAATAAAATAGGAGGCTAACAAAATGAATATTGAGGAGATTTTGAGTTTACACGTTAAATGGTTAGCGGGCGAGCCGGACGGAGTACGAGCTAACCTTAGTGACGCTAACCTTAGAGGCGCTAACCTTAGTGACGCTAACCTTAGTGACGCTAACCTTAGTTACGCTAACCTTAGAGGCGCTAACCTTAGAGGCGCTAACCTTAGTGACGCTAACCTTAGTGACGCTAACCTTAGTGACGCTAACCTTAGTAATGTCGAGGGACTTCTATCCGCGATCGATTACTTAACAAAACATTTTGAGCGTACAAGCGAGGGATTTATCGCTTATAAAACTTTTGGGGGAGAGTACAATCCTCCCGAAAAATGGGTTATACAGCCGAGGAGCGTAATTACCGAGAATGTTAATTTTGATCGTTGTCGTGAGTGCGGTTGCGGTATTAACGTAGCTCCTTTCGATTGGGTGGACGATCATTACGGATTTAAGGGTGATATATGGAAAGTTTTAATCCGTTACGAGTGGCTCGTCGGTGTATGTGTACCATATCATACCGACGGTAAAATCCGTTGTGAACGTGTAGAGCTGATAGAGATTGTAGCAAGCGAGGAGGATTAAGAGCATGGAATTTTTAAAAGACAATCGGATCAAAGTTGATCCACCTAAAAAGCCTAAGAAGTGTACCGCGACTCGTTTCGCTACTATCTTAGGTCTCAACGCCTGGGCGACGCCGTTCTCGGCTTGGTGTGAGATTACTCGTACCTACGAGGCGCCTTTCGAGGATACGATCTATACGAAAGCCGGTAAAGTTATCGAGCCTAAGATTTGCGAGTATCTGAGAAATACTTACTTTATGGATATTAAGAGTCCGACGGACGTATACGGCGAGGATTACTTTAAAAAGACCTGGGGAGACTTTTTCCCGGATCAAAAAGAACTTGGCGGTATGTGGGACTTTTTGGGCGACGATTTCGTCGTCGAGGTTAAGACCACTAAACGCGCGGAAGATTGGGCGCTCGACGTACCGATTTACTACAAGCTCCAGGCGTGCTTATACGCTTGGTTGTTAGGTTTCGATAATGTCGTAATGACGGCGAGCTTTTTAGAGGATAAGGATTACGCTAATCCGGAATTATTCGAGCCTAGTTACAAAAATACTAAGATCTACGAGTTTAAGGTCTCCGAGGCTTTCCCTACATTCGAGGAGACTTACGTCGAGCCGGCTCTTAAGTTTTGGCGCGATCATGTAGAGACCGGTATCTCTCCGGAGTTTGACGAGAAGAAAGACGCCGAGATCCTTAAGGTCTTACGTAAGAATACGGTCGAGCCGGAGGATAACGATATTACTAAGTTAATAGCGGAGGCGGATAAGCTCCAGGAGTCAATCGATAAGGCGGAGGCTAAGCTCGAGGAGAAAAAGAAACGCCTTAAGGAGATCGACGACCAGGTTAAAAAGTATATGACGACTCAGTTTAGAGACGGCGATAAAAAGGTCGAGATCGGCGGTAAAAAGTACACCTGGACGCTCACTAAGTCGGAGCGTAACAGTTTAGACAGTACCGCTTTAAAGAAAGATTTACCGGACGTATTCGGTAAGTATACAAAGACGAGCGAGGTATATACGCTCAAAAAATCAATTATCGAGGAGGTGTAAAAATATGAATTTTAAATTTAATGTAGGCGATAGAGTTAGAATTTTGGACGGTAGAAATATCGCAAATTATACCGGTTATTGGACGAACTCAATGAGTCCTTATGTTGGCAACATAGTAACAATAGTTGATCGTTTCACGAGTTGCGGACTACCCGCTTATAAAGTAGAGGGGAGAGGTTACACTTGGGACGAACGAGGCTTAGAGTTAGCCAATCGTATCTCGGAGATTAAAACGGTTATCTTTAACGATCCGGCGACTATTGTAATATGGTCCGACGATAGTAAGACGGTCGTTAAGTGTCAACCTGGAGATACATACTCTAAGGAGTTAGGTCTCGCTATGTGTATTAGTAAAAAGTTTCTCGGTAATAAGGGTAACTTTAACGAGGAGTTTAAGAAGTGGATCCCGGAGGAGTCTAGCGAGGAGATCTCGGTTAAGGAAATGAGAAAACGATTAAGGGCGTATTGCGGATCCCGAGAATGTGACGGTACTTGTGCGTTGGAATATCGTGAGTGCGATTTCTTACATATGGGAGGCGACGATATCCGAGAGGCGTACGAGATTATTTTCGAGAATAAGGAGGATTAAATCTATGAGAAAATACGCTAGATTATTAGTTCATAATAACATGAAGAAAGCCGGGTACTCCCGGATTAACAAGGGAGATTTTTTCTCTAAACATTGGAGAAAGTTTGTATAAGGAGGATTGAAAGTATGGATATCAATAACGTATTTTCTTATCACGCTCCGAAAGGAGACCAGGCGGAAAGATACGCCGTTATTAGAGAGTGTGCTAAAGAATTTGCTAAAACTATCGACGAAAAATGTCCCGATAGTAGAGAGAAAAGTTTAGCGTTGACAAATTTACAACAATCGGTTATGTGGGCGAACGCTAGTATCGCTATCAATGAATAATAAGGAGGATTGAAAGTATGAAGTTTGAAAAATTTTTAAAAGGTTGTGGTACTCACGGACAAATTTTAGAGAGAGCTAACGGCGATAAGTGGCTCGTATGTGGTGGCGTAGGTATGAAAGTCCCGACGGGAGTAGTTAATCTCCTGGGATCCGGAGAGGTCGGAGAAAAGACTAAAAATATCCTCGAGGCTCTCGTAAAGGCGGATACCGACGATAAGGTCGAGCTTGTTAGAGCGACTATTCCGGCGGACGGTAAAGCCGGAGATATCGTAAGAGTATTCGGAGACGGTTTAGATATTGAGGTCGGTATTATTAACGCCGATTTCGGCTTATTGGAAAAGTACGATATCTATCTCGCCGAGGTCGAAATCGAGGACGGAGATATCGACGATCCTCAGCATAGCTTTTTAGGTCGTAAGTATTTATTGATACTCGATCACGAGGACCAGGTTATCGGATTTATCCAGGGTGTAAAAAATATTTAATAGAAAAGGAGATATGTAATTATGGCAAAAATTAAATTATCAGAGGGTGGATTTTCATTAATTCCGGAGGGTACTACAATCTTTAAGATCGTAGGCGTGGAGTATAAAGAGGATTTCGGTAAGATGAAAGTCGAAATGCAGACTAAGACCGGCGGTAAGCATACCGAACAGTTTACCTTATTAACAAAGTCCGGAGAGGTTAACGAGGGAGCTTTAAAGGCGTTTTCGTATTTCGCTAAGACCGCTCTTAATAATTACTCCCTGGACGAAATCGACGAGACCGATCTTATCGGTTGCTATATCCAGGCTACCGTAAAGCATGAAGAATTTGAAAGCAATAAGGAGCCGGGTAAAATGCTTAAGAGCGCTCGCCTCAACGATTACGCAGTAGCGGTAGGATTTGGATCCGAGAAAGCGAGCGAGGCTAGTACCGACGATAGCGACTCCGACGACTTGGACGATTTTTTAAACGATTGATATGTTGAGCGTTAAAATTAAAGGTTATCCCGATTATGTTATTACTACTAACGGAGAGGTTTATACGCTGAAAAGCGTTAAGCCTCGTAGGTTAGTAAGTTTTATAACTCCTTTTGGTTACGAAATGGTAGGTTTGTGTAAAAACGGAAAACAAAAACATTTTTTCGTACATAGGTTAGTAGCTGAAGCTTTTATCCCTAATCCGGATAATAAACCATATATAAATCACAAGGACGAAAATAAAACTAATAACAGCGTCGATAATCTCGAGTGGTGTACCTCTAGGGAGAATAATACTCACGGTACCAGGTTACAAAGGATAGCCGAGTCCAACAAAAAGGAAGTATTACAGTTAGACGAAAACGGTAATATCATAAACCGGTGGAAAAGTCAAACGGACGCCGGGCGAGCGTTAGGGTTAGATAAAAGGAATATTAACGCTTGTTTAAAAGGTAGGCGCTCTAGGTGTGGAGGCTTTAAATGGAGGTATGTGTATGACTAAGCCGGAGAAAAAGCTCCAGGATAAGGCGATACAGTATCTAAAGGATCAAGGAATCTATTATATTAACCAATTCGGTAACGGGTGGGCGTCTAAAGGGGCGCCCGACCTAACCGTATGTATAAACGGTCGTTTCGTAGCGTTCGAGTTAAAGGTCGGAGAGAATGATCTCCAGGACGACCAAAAGATACATAGGATCCGGATACAGAGATCCGGCGGATTACATTTCTCGCCGTATACGTTGGAGGAATTTATCGAAATTGTGGAGGGTTTAAAAAATGATAAATAATAAAAGTGTAAGAATGAGAGCATATACCGAGTTTCTCCCGCCGTTTGGAGTACCTATCTCTTTAGACGAGTTAGATAATATCGGATTTTTTACCGCTCCGGCGTCTACTAAATATCACGGAGCTTATGAGGGCGGATTATTCTACCATTCTCTCGAGGTTGCTAAACGGTTAGTTAATTTAACCGATAAGCTCGGTTTAACATGGGAACGCCCGGAGAGTCCTTATATCGTCGGATTATTTCACGATCTTTGTAAATGTGATAGTTACGTATGGGATATCGAGACGGATAGTTATAAGTATAATCCGGAGATCATTCTACCGGGACACGGCGAAAAGTCGGTTATTATGCTCCAAAAGCTCATACCTCTAACGGACGAGGAGATCGCTTGTATCCGTTGGCATATGGGAGCATACGAGAAAGATCCGAAAATGTGGGAGTATTACGGACGGGCGATCGAGAATTATCCGAACGTCTTATATACTCATACCGCCGATATGATTGCGAGTAAAATTGTAGGGGTGTAGATCATGGACGACTTAAAACGTAACGGCTCCGGATATTATGATCCGACGGCGTGGAAAGCGATAGTACAAGCTGAGAAAGAGAGCGAGCGTTTTCATAAGCTCCTCAATGTAATATTTAATATTTGCGATTTAGCCGGTTTTCATGTAGAGGGGCGTATCGTTCTTAAGGACAAAGAGACCGGTAAAGTTTGGAGGTAATATATGACGCGTAGATACATACATAAAAGACGACCTCCGGAGGGATTCGGAGAGCGCTTACGAGAGGCTATTTATAAGAGCGGATACAGTACAACTCAATTAGAGAAATTATGTAACGTTAATCATAGTAACATTTCTAAGTATATGAGCGAGGAAATGGCTCCTAGTGCTTGGACGTTAGCCTCGTTATGTAAGGTATTAAAAGTAAGCGCGGATTATTTGTTATTCGGAAAAGAGGTTTACGGTCGCTAAAGAACGACTAAGGAGGTGGATTATATGTTTAACAAATTGAAAAGATACCTCGCTCGAAAATTGTCACCATACGCCGAGGTTAAGCCTCAAAAATACGAGATAATAACGCAAAACGTAGAGACGTTAAAATGTGAGATTTTCGTAGAGCGAGGAATATTAGTACCGGAGATTATACATAAAAGAGAGTTAGATCGTTTATTAGCTAACGATCTAATACCTTATATCAGTTTTGAAACTACCGAGGATATCTATACGGACAGTATTAGATATAGAGGGGTTATTAGGATCGTAAAGGAGCGGTAATATGCAATACATAATTTTAGACGGAAAGACTCCGACTCACGGCTTTAAAGACGGCGTAGGTGCTAAATCCTGGGACGAGGTTAAGGATTTCGATAACGTCGCGGTAATAGTCCCTAAAGGCTATATCGTCCTCGATTTCGACACGACCTCCGACGCGGAGATCATGCTTAAGATTATCGAGGGACTCGATCTTAAATGTCGAGTAATGAGGACGACGCGCGGTATACATTGTTGGTTTAAGACTAGCGAGGAGGAGCCTAAGAATTTTATAAAAAATCGTCTCGCGGTTGGTATCTATTCGGACCGTAAATCCGGAGGGCGTAACGCTTACGTTAAGATCAAGCAAGACGGCAAGGCTCGAGAGTGGATACGTAATATAAAAGGCTCCGAGATCCAGGAGGTCCCTAAGTGGTTAACGCCGATCTCAGCTCCGGCTAATAAGTTTAGCTTTAAAGGAATGGGCGACGGATCCGGACGTAACCAGGAGCTTTTTAATTATATCGTATATCTTCAAACTAAGGGATTTACCAGGGAGGAGATCAGAGAGACAATCCAGGTTATTAACGAGTATGTTTTCGAGGATCCTCTTAGCGATTTCGAGATCGGTACCATTTGTAGAGACGAGGCTTTTAAGCCGGACGACGTGATCGCGGAGCAGATCCAAAAGGCGGAGGAGAAGAAAGTCGGATTTTCTCATAATGAATTTGGTGACGAGCTTATTAATGCCTATAACATAATTACGGTAAACGGTCAACTCTACGTATACGAGGACGGTTATTACCAGGCGGACGAGCGAATTATCGAGCGTAAAATGATCGAGTTGTATCCCGGTATTAAACAAAATCAGCGTAACGAGGTACTCTCGTACATAAGGATAAAGACTCACGTTAATAGCGGAAATATTAAGGTTAATCCGTACGTTATCAATCTTAAGAATACCCGGTACGATATCCGGTCCGGTAAATGTCTCGAGTTTACTCCGGAGGCGATCGAGTTTGATAGGATCCCGGTTACTTATGATCCGTCGGCGTATTGTGCGGACCTCGACAAAATGTTAAACCGAGTATTTCTAGGGGATAGGGAGGTTATAAATCTTTTCGAGGAAATGATCGGAGCTTGTCTCTTAAAACATAACCGTTATCAAAAAGCGTTTATGTTATACGGCTCCGGATCTAACGGAAAGAGTACGATCCTTAACCTGGTTAAGAGGTTTTTAGGCGGACGTAATTACTCGAGTATCGCGCTCGAGAAAGTGACGGAGCGGTTTAATGTGGCGGAGTTGGAAAATAAGCTCGCTAACGTCGGAGACGATATCGATAACGTGGTAATTAAGGATACCGGTACTCTTAAAAAGCTATTCGCCGGTAACTCTATCCAGGTAGAGCGAAAAGGAGAGCGACCTTTTACGATCGAGCCGTACGCGACACATATTTACAGTTGTAACGCGATCCCGAGATCGTTCGATAAATCAGACGGATTTTATCGTCGTTGGTTGTTTGTACCTTTTAACGCGAAATTTAGCGCCCAGGATCCGGACTATGATCCACTAATCGAGGATAAGATTACGACGGATACGGCGTTATCGTATCTCTTAAATATCGGGATCCGAGGAGCTGAGAGGTTAATTAAGAAAGGCAAATTTACCGAGCCGGAAAGCGTTAGAGAGGCGTTAGAGGCGTATAAGGCGGATAACTCGACTACGTTATCCTGGATCGACGATAAGGAGCTTAAAATCGATTATTTCCTTACTAACTCGACGGATAAAGCGTATAGCGATTTTACGGATTGGTGTAAGCTCTCCGGTATTAAGTCGGCAAACATTACCGGTAAAAAGACCTTTTATAAAGAGGTGATCGCTAAGTTTGAGTTTGAGGAAAAACCAAAACAGAAAGCGGACGGTAAGAGGTATTTTATTTTGAGTATTGATTAAGGAGGTAGGTTATGAGTGGAGACGAGAATATAAAAAATTTTTATCGCGACAATCCGGACTTTCGTAAGTACGTCGATAGATATTGTCTTACTTATAAGCTCCAGGTCGACGAGGCTCTTACTCACGAGATAGTAAGGTTAACGTATCAGTATTACAAGGACGAGGAGGCGAAAATATGATTTATAGAGTTAATTATGTAGGTTGGATAGAAGTAGAGGCAGACAATGAGGAGGAGGCTCTCGAGAAGTATCACGAGGACGACTATATCGAGGCGGAGCAACGAGTAACCTCGATCGAGGAGGCGTAGATATGGATTGTCCGAAATGTGGTTACGCCTCGAGAGTAATAGACTCCAGGTCGGAGAGTAATAGGGTGATGAGGCGCCGTAAATGCCTCGCGTGTGAGAAATTATTTTTTACTACTGAGGTAGAGCTAGAGGATTCTAAGGAGAATTTTAACCGGCTCTCTCGGGAGGTGTATAGAAAAGGTTGTGATAGACAACGTAAAAAGGAGGAGTTAAGAAAATGACTATAAAAGAGTATGAAAATCTCGCTATGAGAACGAACGACGGAAAGATTAACCAAAGGGTTAGCGTAGAGACCTCGACTTTCGAGTATCGGTTAGAAGATTACGACCATAAGGACGCGGTAAAAATAATCGGTCACGATCCTGGGGAGCTACTTAACGGCGCTCTCGGTTTAACCGGCGAGGCGGGCGAGGTCGCGGATCAGATTAAAAAGGCGATCTTTCACGGTCACAAAATGGATTATGACGGTCTCGTTAAGGAGTTGGGCGACGTTTGTTGGTATCTCGCTTTATTATGTCACGCGATCGACGTACCTCTCGAGGAGGTTATGATCCGTAATATTGAGAAGTTAAAAAAGCGCTACCCGGAGGGTTTCTCGGAGTCGGCGAGCATAAATCGAAAGGAGTAAGCGTATGTTGGGTACTTTTCTTTTGGGCGTAGTAGTCGGATCGTTACTTACGATCGTAATATGTCTCGGATTATCGAGTAAGAATTAATAACAAAAAGCATAACAAAAACATAACAAAAACGGGGTATTTAACAAAAACTCGAAAATTTACTCGCTCCTTAAAAATTCGGTAGCATAACAAAAACTACTAAAATAACAAAATCAAAAACGGTTTTGTTATGGTTTTTGTTATGGCTCAAACGCCTATTTTATAAGGGTTTGAGGCTCTTTATAACATAATTATATAATTTTTCTCTATTCTTAAGAAAATAATAAATAATAGTATATATAAGAGTATAAATAAAAATATATAAGGAGTTGCAAATTTTTTTGTTATTTTGTTATACCGCGTTAATCGGAGGTGTAATATGACGGATTTAGAGATCCAGGAGATAGAGTCTAAAAAACGGTATTTAAAAAGGTACCGAAAAAATCGCGCTCTTATAAATCGATTAAAATTAAAAATTGCTAACCTGGACGACCGTATTAAAAGTATACGATCTCCTGGATTTTCCGATATGCCTCGAGGCGGTACTCCGATTACAAAGGAAGATTTAACCGCCGAGAAAGTAGATCTCGAAAGTCGTATAAAACGTCTCGAGGCTAAGGGGGAAAATATTAAGAATGAGATACTCGATATTATAGACGAGATCGAGGATCCTCGCTACGCTGAGGTCCTAGAGTCCTTTCTAATAGATTGTAAGGATTTCGGGGATATTGCAGAGGATAACGATTATAGCGTAAGACATATCGAGAGATTATACGGAGAGGCGATAAAAGCGATTGTCGGTATTATGTCGGTAAATTGTCGGTAGAATGTCGTTACATAGTCCGGCTCTAAGGGTGTAATATGGTATCGTACCATTGTAGGGATTGGTACTCAGCGATTAGCCTCCTATTAAGATAGCAGATATTAAGGGATCCTCCGGAAAGGGATCTCTTTTTATTTGCTATCCGGCTATCGAGGAGGGAGGTTGTACTATGTTACTTAAGTCGTGTAATCGGTGCGGTACTCTCATACAATACGGGGCGGTATATTGCTCCGAGTGTGGTCCTATTGTTAAGGAGGAGAGGGAGGCTAGGCGTAGGGAACTAAGCCTCGAGAGTAACCGGAGATACAATAAGACGAGGGATCCTAAGTATGGACGATTCTATAACTCGGCAGAATGGAGGACGCTATCTAGGGTACGTCTCCAGGGGGACGGGTACCGGTGCGTTAAGTGTGGGGCGATCGCCTCAGAAGTGGATCATATAAAAGCGATACAGACGCCCGAGGGTTGGGAGCTTAGGCTCGACTATGATAACCTACAATCTTTATGTTTGACTTGTCACAATAAGAAACACGAAAGATTTAGAGGGGGTACCGGTCGTCGGTACAATAAAACAAATACGAACGCGTAGAAGTCTTTTCTAGGCGTTTTTGATATGTAAACGATAAAAGTATCGAGTATCTCGTTAAAATTGCTCTACAAGGCTATAACAAAGCGTGAAAGGGTAGGGGTGGTCGAAATTCTACCAGGAAATCGGGGGACAA